GATGCGCGGCTATCGCACCCGCCACGTCATCAAGGACGTCAAGATTGCCGCCAACGGCAAGCAACTGTGGGTCAAGATTGGCCCCGAGGAAGGGCTGCCATAATCCCAGGGCCCCGCTTCCCCTGTTCTGGCCCCGACTGCCGCCGGACCCGGCCAAAGCGCATGGGCGACGGCCTAATGACCCGCTGGACGTGCCCTGTATGCGTAGCAAGGAGACGCAAGGATGAAAGCCATCGAACTCACAGCCTTCGCAGCCCTCATGGGCGTGTACCTGCTGGCATGCGACTACGCAGGCTCGGGGCTGCCATGGGCGAACGCCTTAAGGCTCGTTAAGGCTATGGTAATGAAACTTTTGCCATCGTAGTGTATTGACTTCGCCAGGCGGCCGGCCAGCCGTCTATCGCGTCGGGGAGAGGCCAGCGGGACCCAAAGCTCCTGGCTGACCCCCGGCGCACCTTGCGCCGTTCGGGGCGCGACTTTGGGAAGGGTTCAATGCCCGGCGATGACACGCTACTAGACGAGGCCCAGCACGAGGCATGGCTGGACAGCCTGCCGCGCACCAAGACCGGCACGGTCAAGCCCAGCGAGTACATCGCTCACCTAGCCTTTACCCAAGCCCCGCAATTCGCTGGCAAGATAGCCTACGACCTGCGGCGCCGGGCTCCAATCGCAACAGCCAAGACACCAGCTGGCCCCAAAGGGCCATGGACCACGGCGCATACCATGTCGATGGCCATATGGCTGCAGCAGTATGATATAGCCATCAAGCCAAGCCACATCGACAATGCCCTTATCCCTGTTGCCAAGGCGAATGAACTCAATCCGCTAGAGGCATGGCTTTACAGCATAGAATGGGATGGGCAAGAGCGCATCGGCCGTTGGCTGGCCACATACTGCGGCGCCGAGGATACCGAGGCCAACAGCATCATGGGTTCGAAGTGGCTCATAGGAGCCGTGGCCAGGGCCTGCAAACCCGGCTGCCGCATGGACTACATGCTAGTGCTCGAAGGCGCACAGGGCGCCCGGAAATCGACGCTGGTGAAGGTTCTGGGCGGTGAGTATGCCGGCGAGAACCTGCCGGACTTTCATAGCCGTGACGCCATGCAGATGGCCGGCTTCCATTGGATCATCGAAGTCAGCGAGCTGGCAGCACTGCGCAAGGCCGAGATCGAGCATATCAAGGCGTTCCTGTCCCGCACCGAGGATAGCTACGTAGGCAAGTGGGAGAAGCATCCCGCCAGCTTCCCGCGGCAATGCGTGCTGCTGGGCAACATGAACCCGGACGGCAATGGCTATCTCCAGGACAGCACGGGCAATCGCCGCTTCTGGCCAGTCAGGGTTGCCGAGATCGACATACCGGCCGTCAAGGCAGATCGGGACCAAATCTGGGCCGAGGCCATGCACTGTTTTCTCCGTGGCGATCACTGGTGGCTTGAGAATGGCGAGCACGAATCTGTTGCAGAACAGCAACAGTTAAGACGCGCTGAGGACCCTTGGGAAGAGGTCATCGTCCAATGGTGCGCAGCCAGGATAGGAACATTCACGGCTATCGACGTCGCCACATCAGCGCTGCAAATCGAGCCAGCCGATATTAATAGATCAGTTTCAATCCGCATAGGCATCGCATTGAAATTACTAGGATACGAACGTAAACGAATACGTGAACAAAACCGGCTAACTTGGGTTTACGAGAGACCCGAATAGTTCCCATGTTCCCAACGTTCCCATGAAAAACACGTTTTCCTATTCTTGCTATTTATAGCAATATTGTTACCTATCCGTGTATGTGTGTATATATACATGGGAACATGGGAACACATAGGAACAACATAGACATGACAGCGGTGCCAAGTGTTCCCACGTTGACCAATCAGCTAATAGATGGGAACAGCATTAATCCACAAGATTTTGCGATTGCGCTTGACAAGCGAAAGAAAATGGCGCGGTAGTTTGTACATTGACAGCAGGATCGTGCAATGCCGTGGGTTAAAGGCCAGTCTGGAAACCCTGGAGGGCGCACAAAGGCGCTAGGTGAGATTGAACGGCTTGCGCGCCAGCACGCACCAGAAGCCATCGCAGCGCTTTACAGAGCGCTCAAAGACCCCAAATTTTGTGTGGCTGCTGCAACCGCGTTACTCAATCGCGGATTTGGCATGCCGAGCCAAAAGCTAGATGCAAACATCAACATCTTTGACCAGCTTGGCGATGGAGCAGCCGAGCGAATTGAGCGAGCTCTTAGCGCTGCCATTGCACGAGAAGAGGGCGGTGGTGACGGAGCTGCAGCGTCGGAGACGCTACAGTGACAGCCGCCGCAAGCTTTGGTCCTATTACCCTGACAGCGGCCCTTTGCGTCGGCAGCTTTATCCTCGACATCTGGATTTTTTCGCTGCTGGTGCGCAGCACATGGAGCGCGCATTTATCGCGGCGAATCGGTCGGGCAAATCGACTGCGGCGGGTTACGAACTTACGTGCCATCTCACCGGCAGATATCCGCCATGGTGGGTTGGCAGACGGTTTGAAAAGCCTGTGAGCGCATGGGTTGCAGGTGAGGACGTGAAAGCCGTACGCGGCTCGATCCAGCCGCTGCTATTCGGCGTGCCAAAGACCAGCGAATCCGAAGGCGTTTTGGGGACTGGGCTCATTCCTGGTGATGACATCATTGGCGATCCGACAGCGAACCGCGGCGCACCGGAAGCCATCGACAGCGCAACCATCAAACACATCAGCGGCGGCAAATCGCGCGTTGAAATGAAAACTTACGAGCAGGGACGCAAGAGTTTCCAGGCATCGAAGATCGACATTGGATGGGCGGATGAAGAACCGCCGGAGGACATCTACAGCGAATTTCTAACGCGCCTCATGAGCACGGTGCCGGGCGAAGCAAACGGCATCATGATGTGCACATTCACTCCGCTCAAAGGTATGAGCACCGTGGTGATGAACTACCTCGGCGATGACTGGCGGCGGCCGGATGCGAATGATGCCCCAGCCATCTAGATGGTCACGCTATCGCGTTGAGCGGCCGCAACCATCGCTGCCGGGACACAAAGTTTGTTCTGCCTGCTTTACCGAAAAGCCATTCGCTGAGTTTCGCACTCACACGCGCTCAACTGATGGGCTGCGTTACGAATGCAAGGCGTGTCACAGCAAGCACGTGCTGCGCTACCAGACCGATCCTGCGAACCGCGACCGCACCAAGCTTTGGCGCATGAGGGCGCAGATCAAGAAAGCGTGGGGCATGACAGTGGAAGAATACAAAGCCTTCCTCGCATCTCACGGCAATCGATGTGGTGTATGCCAGAGCACTGAAAAGCTTGGCATCGACCATGACCATGAAACAGGGCGCAAGCGTGGTGTGCTTTGCAAGCGCTGCAACATGGCTCTTGGCTACATCAAGGATGACATTCGCAAGGCTTACGGGCTGGTGGACTACATCAGCAAGCGCTGCAGCCAATGACGAAACATGTGGTTTTCCAGAACTGGGATGAGACGCCGCACCTGAGCGCCGAGGCGAAGGATGCGCTGCTTGCGTCGTACTCGCCGCATGAGCGCGATGCGCGCACCAAGGGCATCCCGCAGCTCGGCAGCGGTGCAATCTATCCGGTGCCTGAAAGTGAGATCGTGTGCAAGCCGTTCGATCTGCCGGCGTATTGGCCTCGCGGCTATGGCATGGACGTTGGGTGGAACCGCACGGCAGCGGTCTGGGGCGCGCACGACCGGGACACCGATGTCGTGTACCTGTACTCGGAGCATTACCGTGGCAATGCAGAACCGTCGATCCATGCTGAGGCTATTCGTGCGCGCGGGCAGTGGATGCCTGGCGTTATCGACCCGGCGTCGCGGTCGCGCTCGCAGCATGATGGCGAGCAATTGCTGGCATCCTATGTCGATCTGGGCTTGAAGCTGACGACGGCCGACAACGCGCGCGAGGCTGGGCTGTTGGAAGTGTGGCAACGCCTCTCCACTGGTCGGCTCAAAATCTTCGACACGCTGCAGAACTGGCTGACGGAGTACCGGCTGTACCGCCGCGACGACAAAGGCATGGTCGTCAAGGAACGCGATCACCTGATGGATGCGACGCGTTATCTGGTGGTGAGCGGCATCGAGCGATTTGCGATTGCGCCGGACTATCTGGAACGCATGGGGCATGTGCCGCGGGTGGTGAGCGATTACCTGCCATGGGAGCAG